TATGCGCCTGCCGTGTTCAGATTCTTTTGTATTTGTAAAGAACTCAATACCATTTATACTTGCTATTTGTAATTTATCTTGCCAACCCATAACACCCCCTAAAATGAACCACTTACACCGCCAGAAGAAGCACCGCCACCAAAAACAACACCTTCTGATTTATCAATTTCTTCGCCTGTTTCAGTGTTAATTGCTTTTAACCAATCAGGTAAATTGTCAAATTCTAATTTCACAGAAGACTCTTTTCCAGATTTCTGTTCTTGTAACCCTGCAATCGAATTTTGAATCTCTGGGGGAGAAGTTACTTCTTGATTGCTTAATCCTATTCTGTTTTCAAGCCAGTCAGGTAACGCAATTCTTGCAATTAAATCAATAAAATCAAAAATCTTAGATACAATAAAATCTAATGTATCACCAAGAGTTTCAAAAAGTCCTAAAATTGGTTTTAGTGCAGGTTCTGCTGTCTTTACTAATGCACCAATACCAATACCAATTAATTTAAAATATGGTATAAACCTTTTAAAATTACTTATTATTGCAGGTATAAACATTAAAAATGGATTAAAAAAACTTAACAGTACACTACTAATCCCAGTAAAAACATCTTTAATATTCAATCCAAATTCTTTAGATTTTTTCCAGACAAGTGTTATTACTGTGACAAGTCCTATTATTCCGGCAATTGCAATACCTACCGGGCTTACTAAACTTACAAGTGAAACTCCTGTAACTGTCAATGCTGTTGCAACTGATGCAAACATACTTGCCAAAACTCCACCGATTGCAATTAGAGGTGGTATTATCGCTGTAATAACACCTATTGTAATAACTAATTTTCTACTTTTTTCATCCATGCTTAATAACTTGTCGAGTACAGGGTTTATTAAATCTACAATACTTATTAATTGATTGCCTAATGTATCCCCAAACCTTTCACCTAATACTCTTACTTTTTCTCTTAAAACGTCAAATTGAAAACCAAGTTTATTTATACCATCTCTCTGTTCTTCAACCGCTTGATCAGTTGCACCTGTAACGTTTTTCATTTTTTGAAGTTTGTTGATATATGCTTCTTCGGCTTTACCTGTTAATGCTGTAGTCATAATTAAAGCCTCTTTACGACCAAGCATTTTACCAAGATTCAACTCAGTTTTTTCTGATATATCAACAAGTTTATTTAAAGCGCCTCTAAAACCTTCTTCTTGTATTAATTGTTTTCCTGTTTCTACATTTAATTTACTAAATGCTTTTGTCATTTCAGCGGGTGGCTTTCTAAGTGCAGTCAATACACCTGCAAATTGTGTTGCAGCTTCGGCTGTATCTCCAGTAACTCCTGCAGTTGTAGCCATTGTACCAAATAAAGATTTAAGATTTACCCCTAAATCAGATGCAAGTGGCGTTACTCTTTGTAGCTTTTGCGCAAGCTCTGGAATAGTTGTTTTACCATATCTCATAGTTGTAAAAGACAAATCCGCAACTCTTTGCATAGTTTCAGCAGAAGTGTCTCCATATGCTTGCGTTACAGCAGTAAGTAAATCAACCCCTTCCATTACAGTAGCTCTACCGCCTAATGCAAGTTTACTTGCTGTTTCTAAATTTCTTATTGTGTCAACATTATCCCCTAATGCAGATAAAACTTGATATAATCCTTCAGACATTTTACCAGTAGATTTACCGTATTCAATACTTAAATTCTGTACTTCTTCTTTATATTTTTTTAGTTTTTCTCTTTGGCCGGGTATTAATGTACCTACCTCAGCCAGAGATTTATTAATCTTATTGGATGCTAAAGTCATTGCAGTCCCGGCTCCTACAATTGGTAAAGTAATACCAAGTGTCAATTTTTTACCTACATCTTGCATTTTACGACCAACATTGTCAATTTTTGCCATTGACTTATCCATTTTATTACTGAATTTGTCAACGCCAACAATCGGTATATTGATACTTGGTATTCTTACCATGTATTAACCTTTACTACCTTTATTAATAGCAGAGTTTACATATTCAAAATTTTTCCACCAGAAAAGTATATCATCTGATGAAAATTCCATTAATTCCTTATGACTAAATCCAAACCTATAAGCAATCAATGAAATCATTCCTCTCCACCCTCTGGGGAACTCGCCAAAAAATGAGTAATCACCTCGTTCGCTCTAATAAAATCGATTCCGTCAAGCCTCTCAATTAGCTTACCTGGGTTACCTGTCAATCTTGAAATCAATTTTATACATTCACTTGATTCCAGGTTTCTTGACAACCCTTTAAAATCACCAGCTTGTGACCTTCGATTAAAACAAATTTCTTTTACCTCTTCATCATTATACTTTACTGGAAAAGTTAATTCCATAGTGAAAGGAACTTCAATATTTTCTGGTATAGGTTCTTTTCCATTAACATAATTATTCATAAAGCCTCCCTTTGATTAATAAAATAATAAATAAAATTACGGTCTTATTTCTTCTCCGCTTAATCCCTCAAATCTTATACCAATATTCGCTTCTTCGGTTCCAACGTCTCCATCTCCTGCATACCAAGCATTTCTTAATAAGAAAGTTTTACCATTTGCTAATTCTAAGGTAACTGTAGCATCATCAATCATTTTTAAATTGTCAACATCTAAATTTCCCCTATCTGTTATTTCTCCTTCTATATATGGAGTTTGGGGAGTTTCTTTATATCCATGTACAGAAGCATTTCCAACAATAGCCTCCCTTTTTGGTTTACCTGAATTATATGTAAAATTGCCTTTTGCGTCAAAGGCCTCTCCATTTACTTTTAAGTACATTATTCCAGACCTTCTATTACTCATATTAACCTCCTATTTGTCAAATTAAAATAATTATTAAAGTAAAAACTGGATTACAGCGTTTCCAACTCTAAATTGATTTACAAGATCCGGACTTATAACCCAGTCAAGCCTATTAGGATCAGTATTAGATCTTTTACAAATAATATCCTCTTTAAACTGATCAAGATTTTCGACTAATCCCATAGATTCCCAATTTCTGAATATAGAAACCGCTTCCGATTTTCCTATCTTGGGGGTCATTACTTGCTGTCCTGCATTAATTCTTGTTGCGTCATCTGCAAGTTTTGCTCTTGGGTATTTTGTCAAAATAGTATTTCTAAAGTCGTAACGCAGATACATAAGTGTAAGCATTGTATTAACATCAAGATAAGCAATATCATCTACACCTGCTTCGTTTTCTTGATAGGTGGTGATTGCTCTTTGTATTCTCATAGTACCATCATTACTGACTTGGTATGTTGAAATACCATTATTAAGAAGCAAATTATTTTCACTTATAGTATTTCTTTTGTCAAGCTCTGGAGAGAGAATGCCATCTAATTCAAGAGTTTGAAAAGGTCTTGCGGGATCCACCGACCCCTCTTTTGATACTTTCCCGGCGTATGATGATGCAATTTCAGCTGGGTGATTTGGTACTTCTCCACCGTTCATAACAGACAAGTGAGGGCTGTTTAAAGATGATCCAAAACTTACAAGGTTTGAAACTGTATCTCTTTTAGCAACAAAACCAACACCATCAATCATTCTCATAGCACTAAATCTGTCAGACAGCTCACTATCAAGTTTAGATAAATTAGACGCACTTGACAAAGATGTAATTATTACATTATACCACTCCTCGCCCATTATATCAATTACTGATTGTATATCAGGCTCGCCAGATCCACCAGACATACTATTAAGTGTCAAATTAATTCCATCCGGTAGCTCTTCACCAGAATAATAATTAACCCTTATATCAAAATCATTTCCAAGAGTCCCGCTTTGCTTTGCAGTAATATCACAAGTATCACCTGTTGAACTTGCTGTTACAGGCAAATCCCCGTTTGAATTTATAGTACTTGCTATCTGTGAAGCTATATCATCATTAGAATCGTTTTTATCAACCTGTACAGGAATTGAAACACCGTCGATCATTAGATATATAGATCCTGCATTAGATGCTGTACCAGATACAACTATACTACCTTGTGCCTGTGATCCAGTATCATTAACACTGCACACAATAAGTGGAGTATATTTATTATTTTCAAAATATTTTTTACACATAAGATGTGACATAGAACCCTGACCATAAAATTTACTTGCCTGACTTGGATTTAACACAAGATCAAACTTTAACGGATTTTTTGAACCTGAATCAAGCCTCTCAGCGATCAATAAATTTTTATAAGATAAAACACTTGATCCTTCAAAAGCTCTTGAAGGGTCAAAACTAACATACATAAACGGAACTTTAAGATTATTTGGTAACATGAAAACCTCCCTGATTAATTAATTAATTAATATTATCATCTGTCAAAATTAATATACATTCTCCTCTTTTTAGCCTTCTTCTAATAAATTTATTATTTTTTACTTTATTCCCTTTCTCTTTATAAAATATTTTATTACATCTGCTATCATACAAATTATTATCTTTAATTGGATTAATTTTTATCATTTAACCCTCCCTTATTGTTACTTTATCTGAAATAGATTTATTATTTACATCATATTCAGTATTAAATCTCAAAAACTCATTCAATTTATTATTTTCATTATATTCAGGATATTTATATATAATAATAAAATCTAATTTATTGCTCTCTGCAATTTTTCTACCATCATGAGTAAGAGAATACGGAGTTGTATTTGATAGATATATCTTGTCGACTAAATGTTCATTTTCAAATGTATCCCAATCATTAATATGCCTTGACAAAATAGAATATTCAATCTCATAAGCTCTATCATCAAACCAATCATCAACTACTTCTTGTTTAGCAATTGATGAAGGTTTAAAAATTGATTCGATTGAAATTGTTAATGACCTTTCACTGGAAGGTGGAGCTGTATTTTCAAACTCTGCATTTTCGTTTTGAAAATAAATAGATATACAAGGTAGCTCTTCAAGCATATAGGGAGATGGTCTATTTTCAAATATTTTATTAATATTTACACCATTTTTCACAAAAGATATAAATTTTTTCCTTATTCTTGCTCTTGGGTGTTTGTGCATTATGATGCCTCCAATTCCAAAACAGATATTCCTGTTCCATCAGGTTCACAATTTTTTACATAGTATATTAAACCATTGATAATTATTTTATCACCTCTCTGCGGTTTATATATAAAATCATTGGTTGACACATACAGCAAAGGAACTGTTGAATATATACCCACTTCTGTATTTGGATCTACTTCAGAATATTCATTGTCAAATATTGCATGGGTTTCAAAAGAATGGTTATAATTTCTAAAAATATATTTAATAGGAATTTCAAAATCAGATAGAAATACTTCATCAATATCTTTTTCTAACTGAGAAATAAAACTATTATTATATCTATTGTTTATATTTGGAGTGATTATATTTTCAAGTGACACGATTCCAGAAATGGTA